GTTCTGTTTTAGCAGGTGGAGCTTTATTTTGGGGATTAAAGAAAATTTATGGTATTACAGTTGGAACTATTACCAAAATAAAAGATATAGTTAATATGTCAAAAGGTCTTTCTGATAAATTGCCTACAGGAACAGATAAGATAGCATCTGCTAAAGATTTAGTAATAAATGCTCAAAATGTTTATGTAAATGGGAAAACAACATCCGCATCAAAGCCTAATAATAATTCATCAACTATTTTAGGTCCAAATGGTAAGCCATTACCATCAAGTAGACCACAGCCTCCTATTTCTAAACCTCCTGCTCCTTTAAGTTGGAGGGAACGATTAAAAGGTATTTTTAGTAAAGGTTTAGAAAGTAGTAAAAAATATAGTGCAAAACTAGGTAAATTAGGATTAGGTATTGGAATTCCTCTAGGAGCATATAGCATATATAATGCTAAAGAGGGAGAAAGAGGTTTAGAAACTGCACGTGTTGCTAGTAGTTTAGCTGGCGGTTATGTAGGAGCTAAGGCAGGATCTATTGCAGGTGGAACAGTTGGTTCTATTATTCCAGGTATAGGAACTGGAGCAGGTGCGATTATTGGTGGTGTTTTAGGTGGTATTAGTGGAAGTATTATTGGTGAAAAATTAATCAACGATATTAGAGATAGTATTATTAATGGATTAGATGAAGTTACTACTAGTATAACGGAAGTAGGTAATACATTATATAATAATTTGTTAGCACCTATTGGCAATTTCGGAATAGATTGTATTAATTTTATTGTTGGTAGCGTATCAATGATGGGAGATATAATATCTCCTTATGTAAGTGCATTAGGAAACGGAATAAAAGATATGTTGATAGTACCTGTGGTTTCAGGTGTTTATTGGTTAGGTGAACAAATAGCTGTTAAATTTGGAGAGGCTAGTAATAGTATCCAAGAAATATTTAGTGGCATTGGTGATTGGTTTAGTCAAAATGTATTTGAGCCTATATCTAGTAAAGCATATTCTGTTTGTGAAGCTATTAGTGAAGCTTTTAACAGTGCTTCAAATAGAATAAAAAGTGTATTTAGTGGAGTAAGTAGTTGGCTTGATGCAAATGTATGGTCTCCTATATCTAGTAAAGCTAGAGGTGTTATGGATAAAATTAGTGAAATTAGAGAAAAAGGAGCTAATATAACAGGTTTAGAATCTAATTTAGGACATAATGCTACTGGAACGATGTTTTGGAGTGGTGGTTTAACGGAAATAAATGAACGTGGCGGAGAAATTGTAGATTTACCTACAGGTAGTAGAATATATCCTGCTCAAACTAGTGAACGTTTAATAAGAAAAGAATTATCTAACAATACTAATTCTTTACCTAATATAACGATTAGTGGTAATAATTTTATAATTAGAGAAGAAGCTGATATTGAAAAAATTGCAGATGAATTAACCAAAAAATTTATGCAAGCAAGTAGTGGATATGGAGGTATATGTTAATGAGCTTAGATAGTTTTATGAATAAAACATATAGTTTAATAAATATACTTTCTTTTGCCTTAGGTGGTTCAATTAAAGGTCGAAGACAATATATTTTATCTTTGGATGATGAAAAAGTTATATTGCCAGTTACTCCTATTGAATATAATAATAAAAGTTCACAAGATAATAAAATTGTAAATATTATTGATACTGGTGAAGTAATGCTATTTGGTAACCCTATATTAGAAAGATTAACGTTTTCTTCGTTTTTTCCTAGTCCTAAACATGAATATCCGTTTATAGTTACCGATGACTTAAAAGAACCAGTTGAATATGTAGAATTATTTAAAAAATGGAAAGAAAGTAAAAAACCTATACGAGTGATTATAACAGATAGTCCTATTAATAAGATGATGGGTTTGAAATCTTTTAATATTAAAGAAAAAGACGGTACTAAAGATATATATTATTCTATGGAATTTATTGAATATAAGGACCTTAATACGCCAATGGCTAATAATGATAAAGAAATAAACAATGTTACTGGATTAAAAGAAAGAGCATCGATTAAAAATACCCCAGATACAGTAACAATATTAGATGATGTTAATGATATATTAGATGCATCAAAAAAAGCTTATGGAGATTATAGACATTGGAGAAATATTGTAGAATCAAATAATTTGACAGATTTCGCTATAAATAATATTAGAAAGTTAAATTTGAAGGACTTATAAAAGATGAAAATATTTCATAAAGGACAAGATATTTCAAGATTTATAGGTAAAATAACATGGAGTGGCTCAAGAATTCAGGCTGGTAGAAAATTAGTTTTTGAATATTTAAAAGACACAAGAGATCCTAATTTACCAATAATAAATATTAATAATGGAGAAACAATATTAGGATATAGTGAAGATAATAATATTGTTTTTCAAGGTAATGTTTATGATATTGAAGAAAATAAAAAAGAATCTAGAGTTGTAATTACGGCATATGATAATTTATTTATTTTAAATAAATCCAGAACGACACGTAAATTTACAAACATTACAGCAGAAGATGTAACTGCTTCTATATGTAGGGAATTAGGTATAAAAGTGGGTAATCTTGCTAAGACTAATACAAATATAAATTTTATTGCTGAAAGAAAAACTGGATATCAAATAATAATGATGGCTTATACAGAAGCCAGTAAAATTACTAAAGAAAAATATCATCCAATAATGAATAAAGACGCTTTAGATGTGATTTTAAAAGGCACATTAATTGAAGATGTAGTATTAGATTCTACAAAAAATATGATAAATAGTATTTATAAAGAAAGCATTGAGAATATGATTAACCAGATAATGGTTACTGATGAGCAAGGTAATGTTATTAATTATATTCGAGATGAAGACCTTATAAATAAATATTCTATGATACAAGATGTATATAAAACCGATCCGAATAAAGATACTAATTTATTTGCTAGTTCTATGATAAAGAAACCTGAACAGAGTGGTTTGATTGAATGCTTAGGAGATTATAAATTGATATCATCTTATTCTGTAGAAGTTAAGGATGAGTATTTGAGAGGTAAATTTTATATTAAATCTGATGTACATACATTTTCTAGGGACCAACATACAATGCGTATTGACTTAGAATTTGAAAACATCATGAATGAAGAAAAAGCTCAGAAAGAAAATAAGAAGGAGTAAAAATGGGAAATCCAATACCTAGCGTTGATCAATCTATGGGAAAATTGGTAGACGAAATATATAATATTTTTAGAAATAATATTCCGACAACAAATCTGATAGGTGTTGTATTAAAGCCACCACCAAATATAGAAATTAAATACAATAATATAGTACTAACTAAAAAAGAAGTATATATATCTCATTATTTATTAGCAGGATATAGAAGAGAAGCACAAGGACATTTAGTAAGTGCTACACAAAATCGTGGCGGTGGTAGTGGATATGCTGAATATCAAAGTCATAACCATGACATAAATAATGATTATACAAACGATATAATTTATACAGATACATTAAAAGCTGGAGATCTTGTAAGTATTTTCCCATTAGAAGGTAATCAGCTTTTTATTATTACAGATAAGTTGGTGAAATTATGAGTGATACTTTTCCTTTTATAGGAAATACTATACAAAATAATTCTATAAGTAACTTACCTTTATTTATTGAATATGCATGGAATTTTGATACAGATAAATTTATTTATGATGATGCAGGAAATCATGTTATTGTTCATGGTAATGAAGCTATAAAAGTTTGGATATATAAAGCTTTAAAAACACATAGGTATGGTTATTTAGCATATTCAAGTCAATATGGAATAGATTTAAAAGAGTTTATCGGAAAAGTAATGACATACGAGGAACGAATATCTGAATTAAAAAGAATTATAATTGAATGTTTAATGGTTAATCCCTATATAAAATCTATAAATTCAATTACGTTTAACAGAGAGAAGGAAAAATTAAAATGTTATGTTGATTTAACAACTATTTATGGAGATGTGAATATAGATGTATAAAGCTAGAACACAAGAAGAAATATTAAAAGAAATGTTAGCTGATTCTAAAACTAAAACAGCTTTAGTAGAAGGTACTTTTCAGTATGATTCACTTTCTGCTAATAGTATAGAAGTTGCTAAAACTGAAGTAGAAATTGAACAAGTAGATAAAATGGGTTTTGTTGAAACATCTTGGGGCGAACATTTAACAAAAAAAACAAAAGAATTTGGTGTAATTAGAAAAGTAGCTACTAAAGCTACAGGCGTATTAACAGTTATAGGAAATGGTCATATTTATGAAGGAAGTTTATTTTCTACTGAAAGTGGAATTCAATTTAAATCTTTAACTGATATAGATGTAAAAAATACAGCAGATATAAAAATTGAAGCTGTCACGGAAGGTAAAAATGGAAATGTTGATGCAGAAACAATAACGGTTATACCAATGTCTATAGTAGGGATAAATTCTGTAACAAATAAAACACCAACTACTGGTGGATACGATGAAGAAACTGATGATGAATTACGAAAACGTTATTATTTTAAAGTTCAAAATATAATCACTAGCGGTAATAAAAATCATTATGAATATTGGGCTAGAGAGGTGGAAGGAGTTGGGAGTGCTAGGTGTATACCTGTATGGGATGGTCCAGGAACTGTAAAAGTTGTTATAATTGATTCAAATTTAGGAGTAGCTGATGAAGCATTAATACAAAAAGTAAAAGAACATATACTAGATAATTGTAGCTTTGAAGCTACCTTGACGGTAACTACTGCCACTATAGTAACCATAAATATAAAAGCTAAAATAGATGGTTCAAAAAATGAAGAAGAATTTAAATCTAAACTAAATGAATATTTTAAAAGTATTGGTTTTGAAAAAGGTTATGTATCTTATGCATTAGTTGGTAAGTTACTTTTAGAGTGTAGTGGTATAAAAGATTATACAGATTTGACAATAAATGGCGGTACACAAAATATCCCTTTAAGTGAAGAAGAACTTCCTTCTTTAGGAGAGGTGGTATTAGATGTATATTCTACGTAAAAAACCAGTATACACATTAAGATATTTACCTGATTTCTTATCGAAAGATGATGTCTTTAAAAATACTGCACTTATTTGTGATAAACAGCATGAAAAACTAAGAGTAGATCTTTTAGATTTAAAAAATCAAATCTTTATTGAAACAGCAACATGGAGGTTGGCTGATTGGGAGAGAGTTTTAAATATATCTGTAAAACCAAATGCTACTTATGATGAAAGAAGAAATCAAATATTATTAAAGTTTCAAGGTGCTAATGCTGTAACAGAAAAATTTATGAATAATTTAATAAATATGTTTTGTGAAAATAAAACAGGATATATTGTGCCACACAATAGTGAATATTATTTTGAAGTATGCGTAAGTGCTGATGATAAAATAAATTGGAAAGAATTATTAGAAACAGTAAATTTATACAAACCAGCTCATTTAGCATTTTATACAGTATTAAAAATTTTATTAAAACAAGATATCTACCAAAACATGAAAATAAATCAATATATTAATAGTACACATAATTTTTGGAACTTAGGAACAGCAGAGAAAGTTTATTGGGATGGTATTTGGAATTTTAATAATATAATAGATTTTAGTGGTATAAAACCAGATGCATTATATCGAGAGAGACAAACACATTTATTAAGTATAAAAAATCTATTAATGC